ACTGTGGTCATTCCAGTCTACAGGATAGGGGCAAAGGTCTACAGCATGGCCTGTGAGGTGTCGTGAGTTCATAGTCTTGGACTTACCAGCCTTAACCAGTTCACGCTGACGGTTGATATTACGTATGCCCTCAGTTACAAGGAAATCCTGATCTGTAATCTTAATAGCAGCTTCTACAACAGCAACAAGATCAGGGTGTACACCTGACAAGTTCTGTTTACTTCTAGTACCTAGGTCGTATGTCATCTAAAACCTCAAATTACCTGAATACAGCGCAGTATACGCCAAGGGGGTTTGTTATTAGGTTAGCGTACTGATCTCGTACATATACCCTAAACCCATTTACAGTTAAAGTTGTAACATGCGTATAGCAGTCTGTGCCACCAGCATCGCGCTGTGCAGTAGCAGTAACTGCATAGTTTGCATCAGGCATTGCAGTTGTAAAGTTTACCTGAAAGTAACCAGCAGATGATACACTACCTACGTTTCCTGAGGCGTTGATACTCACCGATTGCCCATTAAAACTTACCCAAGCGCGACACCCGTAGATAGGGGCAGAACCCCCCGCATTAAGTGCAGTTTTAACTGGCGCACTATTTGCTTGACCAATAGCTTCAAACGTCCTCAGGGGTGTCATCAGGGCGGTGTTATTTACCCCAGCTTGAGCTTCTGCTTGAGAAGCCAGTGCCCGCTCACCACTAGGGGTAAATGTCCCCGCTGTTTCATCTACTGTGCCAATAGTAATCCAAGCACTGTCAGCCTCATTCCTTTTATAGAGGATATTGGTTGCAGTGTTATAGTAGGTCATGTTAGCAAAGGTAGTCGTGGGGGCAACTGATCCAGAAGAGTTAGATGCTAGTGCCTTAAGGGCTGAGTTAATATCAGACCTAGCATTTGGTGCAGTTTGATTTGCAATATCAAAGTCATGTTGACTCATATTAGGTATCCTTATTAGTATTCTACATCGACACTAAGTGCCGTGACATTCGGGGTGAAATAACTATTGCTGCTGTTAAGAATAACCTTAAACTTAAACCCACGACCAAGGAAGAATGAACCACCAGCAAGAGCATAGCTAGACCATACGGCAGTGCCAGAGGCAGGGTCATCTACAGTGTACGACACATAGACTTGAGCGTTTACATCCCCAAACCCAGCAGTCTCATCAGTCCAAACATCCCAGTTATCAGGCCAAGTATCCCAGTTCTGTGGCACAGCATCCCAAAGCAAGGTGCCGTTATCATACTTACGGGTAAATATTACAGAGCCTGTAACCCTAGAGTTTCTAACAGAAAGTAGATCAACAGTTCCTGCAAAGAAATAAGTTCCTGTTGGGGTAGGTCCAGTAGTATTATCAATCTCAATACTGCTGGATACCAACAAGACGTTGCTTAAGGTTCCTGCAAAGGTTGGGTCTTCTGTAACAGTTACTATAGCACCTAGCGGTGGGATAGCAGCAGCATCAACGACAAAAGTACCTTCAACATCACTAACAAAACCCTCTTTGTCAAAAGCCTTAATCAGATAAGTTCCCGCACGAGCAGGCACAGCAACACTAGTAGAAGGTCTAGCTACCTTCTCAACCAACAAAGAAGAGTTATTCCAAGTGGCACCTGTATAAGCTGGGTTATGCTTAATGATATAGTGAGACAAGTCAGGGTCAGGAATTGCACTCCACTTAAGGAAGATACTGTTACCAGACACTTCAGCAAAGAAATCAAGAACGTCTGAAGGTGGGCCTGTGAATGGGTTTACTTCAACATCAAAGGCATAAGTATATTCACCACGAACACCAAAAGTATTAACTGCCCTAGCCTTAAAGTCATAGATACCAACCTCAAGGTCAACAATCTCAAACGTACCAAGGGGGCCACTACCAGCAGACTTCCAAGTAAAGGAAGAAGCAAGTTTATACTCTACTTCAACCTTATCAATAAATTCTGCTGATGTTGCTGTGATAACAATATCTGCAATGTTAGTAACCTTCTGGTTAGAAACTTGAGCAAAAGAGTTTACATTAACCCCAACAGCAGGTACAAAGAAAGGGGAAGGAAGGGTTGTGTTGTCCCGCTCATAGATAATACCATCATCAACCTCGTCAAAGACATTAGCTGAGATTTCCCGTAAGGTCATATTAACTTGAAGATCAAGTCCGTCTACTATACCGAAGTTCCATGTAGTAACTTCAAAGGCCTTATTAGACCAACCAAAACGGCTATTGTTTAAGTAGACATTATCCCCAACTTGAACCTGAAAGGCATTAAGACCAAAACTTGCAGAGACTGTAAGCTGTTGTCGGTTTCTTTCAAGGACAATACGAGAGATACGACGGGCTTCAATAGAGTTGTCAGTGAACGGTAGATTAAGGTCAAGGGCTGACTCTTGTCCATTATCTGTTGTCACAAAGAAAGAGTTAATTACTGGTGGAAAGTCTGTAACCTGCCAGTTAGATTCTTCTCCTCTAAACGTGCCATTAACTGAGTTGAAGTTGTCCCTACGAGAGTGTCTGGTCATAACACTGACAGAAGAACGGAGGTCGTTCTCATCTAGTGTTAGCACAGGTGCTGTCCAGTAGGAAGGTTTCATCCTCCACTTACCTTGAGCGTACCACAGGCTACCACCCATACAGGTTAAGATAGACGACAACATATCATAAGGAGTTGTTGCAGTGGTAAATGCTCCATTACAAGTGTAACGAGTAGTTCCAGCATCTGTGCTTGTCTCATCACAGACGTTAGCAGCAGCTATTACAAGGGTATCATCAATGTTAGCTGCAAACTCACCCATACCATAACCTGACTCAGTTAGGTAATCTCTGATGCAGAGGGCTGGGTTATCTGTCCAAGCCGTTAGCCCAGTACGAGGGTCGTAGAGCTTCTTGCCCTTAACGGTAGAGGTTAGCTCTGGGATACCATTGGGAAACACATCAGCATTAAAGGTGTACTTAACATATAGATAAGAGATACCTTGTAGGCGATGATTAGTTGTCCACTCAGGGATGTTAGAAACCATATCTGGATCAGCAACTTGATCTGTAGCACCAAGATGTTTCTTGATAGTAACATAGCCACTATAGCGGGCTGGAGAAGTTACATTACCAGAACCATCAAGAGTAATAAGTTCGTCGTTAAGATAAATCTCATCAAAGGATTCGATCTCATGCCCAGAGAAAGCTAATACCCTGTGTAGTGTTTTGTTGTCTGACCCAGTGGTGCTATCAAAGACCCTAGCACCAGCAATACGCACACGACCATAAATTACTTGGTGATCTAGGGCTGAACCATTAGCTGTTACATTATAACCCTGCGTACCAGTTGAAGAGCTTGGCTTAGGACTTAGGGCTTTTATTACAGAACCAAGGGCAAAGCTAGTTAAAAATGCACCACCAAAAGCCCCAAAAGTGGCTGCCATAAAACCTGTGGTAGCAAGTGTGCCACCAATAGCGGCTGCACCAGTAGACAAAAGAGCCATGCCAGCAGAAAAAGCCATTGATTATTCTCCTAAATACTTAGAATAAACTCTCTCAATGAGATTAAACCCAAGTCTTTTCATTATGACATCAAAAGGTTGGTGAACCTTAGTGTTAATACTAAGGACAGACACCCCATCTTCTTTAAGGCACTTCTCGGCAAACCTAATTAGCTTAACCCCTGTAAGACCCTTACGGAAGTCCTTATGAAGATAAATCACATCATTGGTCGCAAATAAGTGGTCTTTATAATGTGGGTTGTAACCAATAAATACGACAAAATACCCAACTAACTTTCCAGAGTCTCTGGCAGTAAAAACTTTTAGGTTACCCTTTTCTTCACAAGAATAGTAGGCATCCCAATCTGGATTAAGTTTAATCTTACCTTTATTAAGGGCAATCTCTTCCCAGTGTAATTTAAGCAACTCTTGACAGTTAGCTTCAAACTGGTGTACAAACTCTTGTTGGAACTCAATTCCCACTTTTTCTACCCCAAGTAATCTCTTTAGTCTGTAGGCTCTCAACAAAGTCTAGGCCACGGTCTAATGGGTAGAGAGACTTCTGATATGCTGAAGTATAACGAGCAACCCTAGAACGCTCAAGGTCAACAAGTTTATTCTCAAGGGTCACTTGGATAGTAGAGGTTTCAGCAGTCTCTTCAATGTTCATCTGGTCCATATAACCAGAGAAGATATTAGCAAATCCCGTCTCAGTGGTCTCAAGGTAAATCCTAGAGCCATCCTCTAATAGGATATAAGCTGATGCTTCTGTCTGTAGCTGACCATAAGAGAAGGCACCAAAGTAGATGTTAGCTACACGGCCTTGATAAGGCTCTGAGAGGGCCAGTGAGAGAACCTCTGAGGGTACACCACTAAGAGTGACAGAAGCACCCTTAGCAGCAATCTCAGAGGTCTCTTCAATAGCTTCAATAGCAAGCATCTGACCCGTGCCAAACCACTCATTACCCTCATAGACAAGGATACCAACACCAGTCCACAGACGTAAAGTTTGTGCGCCATCAAAGAGCATCTCAAGGGCAAAGAAGGGATAGATTACTTCATTGTCGAGGGAGTCAATAATGTGTTGTGGAAGGTCTCTGCTCATAGTGGTATCCTTTGTCGGGTTAGTTTATAGGTTTAGTTAAAGGCAACTACTTCTTTAGGTGTCGTATCAATTACAGCCTGTGCAGCTTCACGTTCAGCGTCATCAACGACAATAACAGGATTAGCCACAATCTGAGTAGTAGCATTGCCTTCGTCATCGTAGGTGGTTTCTTCAACTTCAGCAGGCAGAGGCTCAATAGCGGCGACAGTCCAAGTGTGCATGATTTCCATGCCATAGGCATCATATTCGCCAGTTGGTTCGCTGAAAGTCTGCGCCGGCTTGCCATCAGCTAGACGATACTGTGCCAACCGTGCGGTGGCCTTGCGGTATTCTGCAAGCTGCCAGTTGAAGGTGTTGTTGGCGGTGTTCACTGCGTGGTCAGCGGAGAAAGCAGTCATGAAAGCATCAAACAGGCCGTCACCCTTGCGGATAGATTGCTCACGGTTTTGCTCAGGCCAGCTACGTTTGATGTAGGTCTGCGCCCGCTTCTCAAGCTGCGCTGGGGTCAGGGGCATGTCGCCCTTAGCTACAAACTGGGTCATGCTTTAACTCCAATCACGCAGGTCTGAGTGGTGGCTGATGGGGCTACGGCAGGCTTAACGTAGTAGTCAAAGCCATCGTATGCGACAGTGTAGTCGTGGGCTGCACCTTCACGCTGCAACAGGCCATCCTCGAAGACATCTTTAGGCTTCCAGCCTTTGGGCATGGTGTGGATTACGTTGGTGCCATCGGTTTCGAAGACGGAGACGTTGTCAATTGTCGGGCCATTTTCAGATGATCTAAATGTAAGCGTTCCGCCAACTGTGGATGTGAAAGTTTGAGAATAACTCCCAGCAACGTTTGAGTTCGAAATTAGCGTTACAAGACCATCACCATAAACGGCTGTAAAACCCGTCCCGCCTTGCGTCCAATGAACTTTATAAGTTTTTCCAGCTTCAAAAACAACTTGCTGTAAGTTGCCAGCAGTAGTCCCTGTATGGGTTGCCACGCCACCACTGATCGTCCAGCCAGTGCCTTTCGTCCAGTTGGTATCAGCATCAAACGCGCCATTCGTCACCAGCCCGTCGAAGTAGAACTGCTGCTCCTGATAGCCCCCCTGATTTCGCAGGGAAGCCAACTCCTCACGCAGGTTGACTGCTGGTTTTGATGTTCTAACGGTCATACTACTGCTCCACGATCATTTTTGCGTTGGCACTGATAAACGTGCTGACAGCGGTTGTTGTATTTGCCACACGGCGGAGGCCTTGGAAGTCCGAGCGACCCGCACTGGTGCCTACAGACAGCAGGTTGGTGTCGTCATCGTAAGCCAATGCAGTCACAGCGTCAGAGGTGCCATAGAGCGTTGCCTGTGCGCCATCTTGGAACAGCACCTTTTCATCGTTGTAGATTTTGGCAATCTGAGATGCGGTGGGTGCGGTGGCTGAGATGCGCCAGAGGGCTAGGCCGCCACCAGCATTGTCAAAAGGCAGCAGCCCGTCACTGTAACGAACACCGAAAGATACAGCCGCCGAAGTGTTTGACACGTTGTTTGCGCCAGCGGATGTTTGCTCATTGCCACCATTGATGCTTACAGCAAGTATGCCAGA